ATCGGTACTTCCAACCCTGAGGAGCTTCTGGAGCTTCTAACAGTGATGGTGGTGTCCATGACTTAGCGCGAACTGTAGTATCGCGGTTACTTGCAGCGCGTGACGAACGCTTGTCTGTGTTTAGCGTCACATTATTAGTTGCCATATTAATTAGCTCCCTTATACTTTGCGTATTCTTCTAGAGGTACACCTAAGCGTTTAGCAATATCTACTTCACTTGCGGATAACCTTACTTTGCGTCCAGATTTCTTGGCACCCTTGCGAGAGCTGCCTGCAACCGTCTGAGTCGTTCGGTTGTTTGCTTTGAACTTGTGCGGGAACGCCTCACGCATTCGTTCATTAACTTCATTATAGTACTCATCGGTAGTTGGGTCAACCCCCTCTTCCGTAACCAGTTTATTATGGAAAGCAAAAGCCGATGCTGTCATAGCCTCATCCTTTCCAAACCACTCATTTTCCTTAGCCCACTCTACTGCTCTATCGTCGGTAGGAGCTGTCTGCTGGAACTGTTGCTGTATCTGCTGGTCAAACTCATTAGGTGCCTCTAGCTCCTTATCTGAGGCCTCCCATTCAGCCTCTTTACGGCGTCTAGCTCTCTCTACAGTATCTCTTTCAGTTGCTAGCTTTGCTAATTTTTCATTAGCTTCTGTTGCCTTAGTAGAGTCGCCTGTGTCAAAAGCAGTTTTATAATCAGAACGGGCTTTCTCTAACTGACCATCTAATCTACCTTCATACTCACCCATAAGAGTTTTATCTGATTGATTAAGTCTTTTCTTCACGTTCTTAAGCTCGTTGTTCACACCACGGGCGAAATCTAATGCAGCTTTTTCTTTTCTCTCAGCCTCTCTATACTTATAAGTGAGTTTTTTAATTCTCTTTTGAACCCCATCAGAATATTCTTCTAGTTCTTCCTCTCCTGTGTCCTCTACTACCTCTAGAGTAGTCTCCTGTACCTCTTCTAACTCGTAGTCAACTTCTTTAGCATTTTCTACATCCATTTTACTTCTCCTAGTAAGCGAGATACTTTTCTGGGTCGTCAATCAACGCCAGAATCTCGTCATCATTTAAAATCCTCATTTCCAGATTGTCTCTCTGGATACGAGCACCTGCATAGCGTCCGAAGAGAACAAAGCTCCCTTCTGTACACCATGGCCCATCGGGGTACCTGCTCTTGTCTTTATAACAATCAGGCCCCATCTTAACTACATACCCAACCGTAGAAGCTACTGTCTCAGCTTTATGCATCGCGTCGGACACGATAATACCGCTCTTGGTAGTCTTTGGGGGTGAGTATGGAATCATTAATAACCTATACCCGGTAGGTGTAGGGATACCTTCTAAGTCCTCGGGGGTTAATTCCCGAGGGTCTATTTCGTTTTTCTCTAACATCTTTTCTCCTTTAGCAAGCTGAAACGCAGCTTGAACGCATTATGTATCTGCTTTGGTCATATTGCCCAGTAGCTCTAAAATGTTACTCTCCACCAGAGCTAAGCCCTTGTAGGTACCTTTTAAATGTTGGTATGAATCCCAATCTGGGACATTACCAACAGCACAAGCTGTTTCAATAGCTTGTTTATCGTTACGCAAGCGCTTTAGAAGCTCCTCCGCGAACGTGCTTGCATCGTGCATACTTTTCTCCTTTTCTGCATTTTATTTGCGGTTTCCATATGGAATACCGTTACTTACTGGACCCTTGCTTGGGGGTGGGCCCTTCTTTTTTCCGGGCATTTGCTACCTCCTTTTGTGTTTTTGAGCGTTTCTGCTCGTTTAACAGTTGGGTATACATCTGACCCTCTGCAACATCAGCGTCTAATAGAGCATTCTCTCTAGAGGCTGCAATTGTTTCTTGATGCTGCTGGTACTCTAAGTCCATTCTCTCTCGCTGCATCTTCTCTTGTGACTTAAGTCTAGTTAACTCAATCGCACTACGCTCTTCGTCAACCTTGTTCTTCTGCTCTAGCTTAGCCGCTTCCTGCTCCATCTTAGCCTGAGTTGCAGGGTCTATAGGCGGTTGCTGCATAGCCTGAGCCATCTGCTGGTCTTTACCCGTGATTTGAGATGTAACCTGCGCCGCCTTCTGTGCAATCTGCGATGCCATTTCTGGGTCTTCCACACCTTGTGGGATAGGCTGACCAAGCATTTGCTCGGCTTCGACCTTGTATTTAAGTGCGTAATGCTCTTGAATATGGGCTGTAAGTACCGCTTGCATGCCTTGAATCTGCTGATATGCAGGGTTTTGTAGCATTTGCATGTGTGCTTCGATGTGAGCATCGTGATTCTGCTCCTCAAATGCCTTCATAGGCCTACCTGTCATAGAGTTCATATTCTCTGTGACAGGGTCTAATGCCTCCAACTCTGGCTCTGGGGGTAGTAATTTATCTACATTATCAACACCTAAAGCGTGATACATGCGCTTGTAAGCCTCTCTAACATCGTGAATTTCAGGAGAAGCTTGAGCTAAATTAAGCTGTTGCTGAGCCATCATCACGCGCTGAGCCATTGAGAAGATATTAGGGTCTGATACAGGAATCACGTCTACACGCTCGTCAAAATCTGTCTTCTTAATCATGTTCTCACCACCCTCTACTTCATATGGGTAGTCATCAGGCATATTCTCATGAATAATACGCGCTAACATCTTAAATTCCATCTTCTGCGCGCCGTGTAAGCGTTTGTGTACAGCAGACATAATCTGTGAGCCTTTCTCTAGTAGTGCTACCGTTGTGCCTACAGGCATGTCTTGTCTTGAATCACCTACTTGCGTATCTGTAATAGATGCAAAGCGTCTGCCTGTGTCCACCAACACACCTAATAATGCTGATAACGTATTAGACGGCTCTTTGTATGGCAACGGCATTAAAGAGTCTCTAATAGAGGCTCCTGTCGTATCTACATCGCGCCACTCGCCAGGTGCAATTGGCTCGTCTTCACCTTGTATACGTAAACCTCTGGCTTTAAAACCACCCGGTAGATTAGATAGAGTGCCTGCATCGATTAACTGGCGCAAGATAGCAGTTGCTGCGTAAGTAACGCCACCAATCATGTGGATTAAACCGAAACCGTAGAAACCTAGTCCCGGTAGGAACTTATAATGACAGAAATAAGCTATTTTCTTTCTGCTGTCATCACCTTCTTTCCAATTTTTACGTATAGAGAGTACTCTTTCAGTGTCTTTATCAATGGTAATAATGTAAGGTATAGCAATACCTGTTTTACCGTCTTCATCTTCATCTTCAAATCCTTCTAAATCTAAGTCGATATGCATCTCTAATAGAGTGTGTATATCGTTGTAATCACCAGCAATACTTGAGCCTGTGTTATTGTGTTGACCTGATGCCTCGTCTAAGATAGTGCGAGCACCTGACTCAGTCAGTTCTGAGCCTTCGCCAATATCATCAGTGTCAGAGTAGAAGCCTACCTGCTGCTGCTTTCTAATGTCGTTTGCTGACATACGAATAACATGAGTTACGCGACTAGCTGTACGTAAGTCAGTAGTCTCATACGGCACAACTAGGTCGTCGGCTGTAATATAAGTACTAACAGGGCGGTCAATGGCATTGTCATAGTAAATCTTCTTAAATGCACTACCAGAAAGAGGTAGATAGAATAGCATCTGGTCCATCTCAGACTCAAACTCTTCCATTACATGTAATACGTTATAGTTCAAGAACTCCTTGACACGATTGCTTTGCGCGACTTTCTCGTCTGTTTCAATTCCTACAATGGCTGTATCCACAGGACCATTTGCAGGGCACATCTCTTTGAATGCCTGCGACTGGAACTGAGTTACTGCTTCAGCGAGGATAGGATGATGAACGCCCGACGCGCCTGCGAACGGCTCGTCTCTTTCTTCAATCTTAAGACCAAGTAAGCTGATTCCTTTTGTGTAGACTTCTTCCCACTCGCTTCTGGATTCTCTATCTTCTTCGTATAAATCAATTAACTCAGCGGCAATTTCTTCCAGGTAATCATCATCTAGAACCTCTGCTAAGTTCGCAGAGTGCCCCTCATCTTCTGCTATTTCTTCCCGAGGGTCGAAGTCTATGACAACAGAACCGTCCTCTTGTGTATCTATCTGACTGCCTATTACGTCCATCATGTCCTCTGAAGAGGGCATCGGAGCTAAAGGTGCTTCAATTGCGGGTTCTATTGCCATAGTAGTTTCCTAGTTGTGTTTTTTGATTTTAACATTTATTATAGTATATGTGAAGTTAGCTTATTCAGTTAAGGAATTTAGGTAGTCCTGATGCTTATCACCCATTGCCTTCTTGATATCCGCTTCGGAACCTATATATGCATTTACAGTGCCCCATCTACCTTTTATCTTACCTACAGTGTCCCCAATATCCTTTCCGAAGTCGTGATTAACGAAAGTAACCCCCATCTTCTTCCAGAACGGGTAGGCTGATTTCTTGATATCGTATATCTTAAACGGCTTGTTTGAGAACTCTGATTTTACTAGTGATTCGATTACTTTTCTAGCGTGCCCCTGCTTTCTCTTATTGACAGGTATCTTAATATCTACAATACCTCGTATCTTGTTAGTAGCATCCTCAGTGAACACCTGTATACTGCCTATTTCCTGGTCTTTAGCGTTAGTAAAGTCCTCATCCATGTTAGCCATGTCGTAGATAATGTACATTCTACGGGTTTCGTCACCTTTAGAGTTACCTGAGCGCATACCGCCAACTAATGCTATATCATCATTCGACATCTGGTCTATCATGCCTGATTGCTGTCTTTCTAGGGGTTTTGATTGCCTGGAGTTTGTTTTGGTGTGTGCTTTCTTCCAAATGTCGTCTAACTCACCTGCTTTTTTTTCTTGACTCTCAGTAATCTTATCTTGAGTCTGGAATAGCATTACTGCGTCGCCATCGGCGTCGGTTATCTTGGTCTCATACCACGTAAATCCTTTCTCATCGGTTACTTCGTGTAGGTCTGGGCGTATTTTCTCAATGTATTTATACATAGCGCCTTTTTTAGATATCTCATTTTTAATAGGATAGCCCCGTTTCCGGCGTTCTTTATTGTTCTTTCGTATAACCTTATTTAGTTTATCTATGGATTTATCGTTTGTATGATTAGCGTACCTATGTGCTATGTCTCTATTCCCGTGAGTGTTGCTGATTTGCCCTAGTTCAAACCTAGTGTTCGCATCTACCTGGTTTGAGAAAGTCTCGCCCGTCTTCAGTACCACCCCTCCTTCAGAATTCTCGTTCACTGCTATGTATTCATCGCCCTCGTAAGTATATACCACCCAGCCGCTGTAGTTGTGTCTACCAGGGTGATTATCATCTAGCCTTGCACGCCATCCACCACCTTCCAGCTCTTCTTTAAACTCTTGGGTCATCTCTGTACGTATAGTATCTGCCGCTTCATAAATAGATTCATTAGGGCTGTCTAAAAGGTCCTCAGCAGATGTATTCATTAACTCTGTTTCAGCTACCAGATAATCATTACTGTTTAAGGTATAAGATAGCAGGTGCTTCACTCTGTCTTTAAAAGACTCAGTGTCCATGTTATACTCAAAAGAATCACCATATTCCATAGTTGCTGTCTTAATGAAGGAGTTCAAGGTAAACTCTCTAACCGCACCATCGTTTGTATCTGCTACTACAATATCAAAGTCGCCAGCGTCTCTTAGACCGCCTTCGTCGTCATAGGTAGAGTCTGTCTTTCGTGTGACAATACCTTTCTCACCGAGATGGGTTTGAGCTTCCATTCCCACACTAACATCAGCCTCTGACATACGTAGCGAGTCCTCTACATCCTCTGTTATATAACCCTCAATAAGGGATATTGTGTGTGCTGTTGGGAATCTAGCTACCTCTGACCCCTTAAGCCAGGCGTCTCGTATATATGTATCAACTATAATTTCGTAGTTCTTAGGTGCAAATGCCTTAAACTGGTCAGACAGTCTTATTTCTTTTGCCTGCTCCTCGGTTAGTTTACCTTCAGTAGTCTTCGCTAGCTCCTCCAGAGTGCTTTCAAACACCTCTGCATACGGTGCAAGTGTATCAGCAGTCCATGCCTGAGGGTCTGTGCCCACTACAGGCTGTCCATCTCTAATTCTTTTGTCCCTAAATTTCTCTAGCGCACGGCGACCTTTAGGGGTATTTTCCCTACGCATAGCAACGTAGGTGGATGTTGTAAGTACATCCTGAGGGGGTGTATACCCCTTAGGTACTCTAGCTGTTAGCGTCAGGTACTCCTTTCCATCAGTAGTTAACGCAGTCTCGATGGTATATTCCCTCTGAGGGAGGGTATGTACCAATGTATCATACAAGCGCTGCGCTGGCTCAGACAAGCCATCGGCTTTATTTCTAGAGCCTCCAACACCTGTCTCAATTAATAAATGGGCTCTGGCTACTCTAAACAAGGCTTCATTATCTACGGAAGGTGTTTTAAATACCTTGAGGATGTTATTTAAGTTCTTAGTGTCTTTATCCGCCTTTTTACGGTAGTAGTTGCCTTCTTTCGCATACTTAGCGTCTAAACGCGAGCCAATGGCCCCGAGACCTTTTGCAGCCTGCCCTATGCGTATGTCTTGGTTTTCAAGGAATGTATCAAGTATTTCTATAAACCCGTCTAAATCCTTAGCTGTAGTTACCTGCATAGGCGCTTTACCCGCTAATACTGCAGGGTCGTTCTCATTCCTAGTAAATTCAAACTTATTCAAGTGAGCCATTCGCTCATTAATAACGTCTAGAAGGCCTCTTTCAACCCTGCGCTGAACCCCTTTATATACTACAGCATCAGGTGATATTTTACCGCTCTTAAACCTAGCGTGTTCCTCGACAGACTCTGATATGTAATGCAGCGCCTTGTCCATGTACTCATACTCGCCTTCAAAACCGCCTCTAGTTTCATACAAAAGAGCATCTTCAGGGATGGCTTGACCAGATTCAATCTTCTCTTTAATAGACTTAACTGACTGTAGTGTATCAACAATATGCTTCTTGCCTCGCTTATAGTCATTAAATGTACCAATAACCTCAGCCTCAGCTCTCTGGTCATCAGGCACTCCTGACATGCGACGCGCAATACTCTGCCCGCCCTCGTTGTGAGTGGCTCTTTCCCCTAGCTCGGTTATTTCCTTTTCTTCCATACGGCGTAGTTCTTTGTTAGACCTAGACAGCTTGTCGTCATACTTACCCTGAAGAGGGTCTGCCTGCCCTTCCGTCAGATAGGACACCTTTCTAGTACTACGTACGCCTGTTTTCTCTTCTTCCACGAAGGCTCTTAGGTGCCCATACAACCCTGCTTTGTTTTCACTCGCCCCATCAAAATTATCAATATACTCCTGCGCCTGCTCCTCAGTATCAAAAGACTCCCTAAACCCGCCGTTTTGCATATTATTGACATCAAAATTCTTCATTACTACATGGTACCTGTCTTGTGCGGACCTAATCTCTAAATCGTCCTTATATACCATAAGGTCAAAATCATCAGGAAAATGCCCCACTACACCATGCTCAAAGTTAGTATTAAGTAATAGTGCTTCGGGCTCGACATCGGTCCCTTCTCTACCAATATTAGATAGCCCATACCACGATATAGGCTGATTATTATAGGTCTGTTCAGACTGTATGATTGAAATGTCCAACAGTTCTTTCTCTATATCGGCAACAATATCAGACACTTTAACCTTCTCCTTGGTACCTTTTTTGCTCTTATACTGAGGTAGGTTTAGGACGTAGTTTATTATGGCCTTATCACGCTTGCTGGCCTGTTTTAAACCCCCTTTAATCATGTTCTCAATATGCGAAAAACTAACATCGTCCTTACTTCCTAACGCAGACTCCAGGAACTCAATCATTTTAGTGGTGTATTCTCTAGGACTCTTCTGGTACGCGGCTTTAGCCTCATTTATGTAGGCTGTATCTGGCTTAGATTTGATTATGCTATCTAAAGGCTTAGCGTCCTCAGACATAAACTCTCTATACTGCCTACGTAATTCTATTGAGTCTTTAAAACCGTCGCGCTTAAATGCCTGTACTAGGTCCTTTATCCACGCATAAAACTTCTTAAGGGGGGTCTCCACCTCTCTCTTAGTCTTGCCTACAAAAACCTCTGAAACCTCCTGCGTCATTATTTCCTCAATATCTACAACGCTTTTATTTGCGTTACCCTCTCTTTTCCGTATGATGTCAAACAGGGAGCGCCTATGCTCTTCGGTTGTAGCAAACTTCAGGAAGTGGTGGAAGGATTCATGAGGTAGTGTTGTTCTGTCCAAGTTCTCCACGTGCTTAACCATATCATTTATAAAGACTCCAAACGCCTGTTGTCCGTTAGGTTTTAGTATCTGCTCCACCTGTTGGAAATCTACATATTTGGCGTACGGTAGCTTACTCATCACCTCTTTAAGCGCGGCATTAGCCTTCATAGGTTCAGGATTGGTTATTCTCCCGTCTTGGAACTTGTCCTCTGGGACGTTCATGTCTATTTCGTGCTGTTCGGCGTCTGCTCGTAAGTCTTGTTTGTATATGTCCTCCATTGTTTGCTGTTCTACATTGACATTGTTCTTAAAGAACTCTTTACGGGCGTTATTTCTTTTTTTTCTGTACTGTTTTTCTTTATGTTCCTGGGATACGTTCCACTCTTTCAACTCTTCTAAAGGTAGCCACGTACCCGGAGGGTCTGTTTCAGGGTAGCCGTTGTCTTTTCTAGGGAATAGATTATCTACTTCCTCCTGTAGCGCTACCGCCCACTCTTCATCAGTTTCGTTGAGTGTGTTTTGTATGCGTCTTTGTAGTGCTTTATCTTCATTAGAGGTCTGGTACTTAGGTGTTTCGGTTTTGTCCTGGTCTTGTATTAGGGTGTCTTGGATGTAGTCTTGTTGTTGTTGCTGTGGTTTGCTCCGCGGGTTTTGGATGGTGGCATCTTCATCGTTAAATAACACGTAGTTCTGTGGGTTTTTACTGGCGGCTTTCCATTTGCCCACCTTAGTCACATCTTCGTACTTAACGCCCCTGATTCCTACTGAGTTCAGCGCTAGGGAGGCTTCTTTCTGTGCCTCTTGTTTGCTAAGCCCTTTTTCTAGGCCTAGGTTAGTCAAACCGGTATATACATCATTACCAGTAGCCTTTTCAGTCCACTGTGCCCCGAACATAGACTCCATACGACTCTGTAGGCTAGGATTACCCTTAATTATCTTATACGCGCCCGTTTCCACTAACTCACTCTGAGAGTTAAGTGTGTTATCCCAGTTAAGTATCTCACTCTCTTTAGCGCCGTTTTCAACCCTGTACGTCCTACTTAGTCCGTCTATCTCGTCGCCCAGTCGTCTATACTCGTCTACTAGTGCTTGTGTGTCTGGGTTAGTAGTTTCTACGTCCCACGCGCCCATCGTCGGGTTTTCGTTTCTTTGGCTAGCCACTTCTGGCAGTCTTCCTAGCTGATGGCGTATCTCCTGCTGCTTATCATGTAGTTCTGAGAATTCATTAAAGTCTCGCCCTTGGTTCTCATACCAGTTCGCAATTTTCTCATCGTTCGTGAAGAAGTTCCCCCAAACAGGCATAAACTGCTTAGTTCTGTAAGACTCTCCCACATGGTCAGTTGAGAACTGCTCAATATTACTCTCACCTGAGCCGTGGTACAGCCTGCTATCTGCTTCTTCGTCTGCTTGGATTATAGACTTTAGGTATGCTTCTCTAG